ATAAGAGGCGCCGGCGCTATTGCAGTAACGATGCCGGCAGCATCAGCATATGGCAACGGTGGTCTCCTTGTTATCAAAGATGAACTACCGCCACCGAGAACAGGCGCCATCACTCTTAATAGGGCCGGTAGTGACACCATCGATCATGACACAACGTATGAGCTTTCCGGAACATCCCCGGCAATCAATCTTTACTCTAACGGTTCTAAATGGTTTGTCTATTAACCTTTATATCTTCTAATTAAACATGGGAGAGAATAGTGAATGGCCCACAACAAACTAACTGGAACAGTAATTGCGCCGACATACTTCGGCCCGGGCATATCAGAGGGAGTAAACATTCTCTCCGGAAACCTAAGCACGTCTGATGCGGCAGAGGTTATAAATGTTCCCCGTGTTTCCAACGCCACTGATAATTCTATCATAACAAATGTTGGCGGAGATGCAAACAACCTAACCTGTGAATCAAATTTAAAGTTTGATGCAGCAAACGCCACCCTAAATGTTACAGGTCATCTCACAGCCAGTGTAGGCTTGTCTGCCTCTTACTTTTACGGAGACGGTAGCAGGCTAACAGGAATATCTGCCAGCGGCGGAGGATCTGGCGGCGGCATATTTACAGAGGCTTCAGCCAACAGGGCTTATACTACAAGCAGCATTCAAGTTGGTTCGTCGACGACCCCTACAAATACTTTATCGGTTGCAGGATCTTCTTTTTTAAGCGGCGCAGTGATTCACAAACGTCACGCAACGACTGCAAATTATACAATTACGGTGTCAGACTATTATATTGGCGCCGATACAACCTCTAGTACGGTTTTGTTGAATTTGCCGACAGCCTCCGCAGCAGCAGAGGGCCAGACTTTCATTATTAAAGACGAAGGCGGCAATGCGAACAGTAACAATATTACGATCTCATCAAGCGGAAATGCGGATCGAATTGATGGTCAAAAATTTATAGTTTTAGAGTCACCTCACGCATCAGTCCAGCTTTATTGTGACGGGGCCACAAAGTACTACATTTGCTAATTGTATACAACGTTTGGGTATACTATTTATAAGCGAGCGGGTGCGTCAATTTAAGCGATTTAGATCAAATTTAAAGACGCGCACTTTGCTTATTCCATAAAAAAACTATAATAATGGAGGGTTTTATAATATGGCTTACAAATTTCAATTAGATGACGCGATTATGAGCGGTACTTTGATTCAAGAAGGCGCTACTGAGGTCGTCGGTAATCTTACTGCAACGGGTGGAGTTATTTCTGGTTCGTCGCTTACTCTTGGGAGTGCTGCCTTCTCAGTTAGTGCAGCCGGCGCCATCGCTGGTGCTACCTCAATTGACGGTTCTGGTGACTTAACGGTTGGTACAATCACAATGGCTGAGTTCACTGTTGCCGCAAACGGTAATACTGATATCGATGGTACTTTAAATGTTGAAGGTGTCCCCACCTTTCAAGCAGGCGCCGTCTTTTCTGGTGGTGTCACAACTGCCAATGCAATTGCTGGTGCAACCACGATCTCTGGTTCTGGCTTACTTTCTGCCGCTGGTGGAATAAACGCTGGGAATGAAGGGTTCACAGTATCCAGTACTGGTGCTGTCGTTGCAGCTAGCTTAAATAACAGTAGCGGTGGAATCACCAATGCTGGTTCAATCGCTGGCGCAACCACAATCGATGCTTCTGGTGACCTAACGGTTGGCACAATCACGAATGCTGAATTCACAGTTGATGCAAGTGGTAACACTGATATCGATGGTACTCTGAACGTTGAAGGTGTCCCCACCTTTCAAGCAGGTGCAGTCTTTTCTGGTGGTGTCACAACTGCCAACGCAATTGCTGGCGCTACAACCATCACTGGTTCTGGCTTATTGACGATGAATGATCTTAGCATCACTCAAACCTCACTGCTTTCGGGCGATATCGCTCTTTCCGGTGCTGCTGAGACTACTGTTTCTGTTGCTGCTGATAGCCTCTACTTCTTAGACGCTACAACCGGCAAAGTCCGTAGAGACACTTTGGCTGATTATGCCGCGGCAATCGTTGCTTCGGAGCCTGGCCTCGCTTCCGCGAGTGGTAAGATTCAATACGATCCGAACAGTCTGAATTCTGGTTCTGTTAACGTCGCTGAAGATTTCTTCTCCTTTGTTGATGCAGATGATAGTGATCTTCCTAAGAAAGATAGTATCGTTGACCTTGTATCTGCAATAGCAGGTGGCGGTCTTACGGCCACCAATGGTGTTCTTTCAACTCAAGCTGGCGCTGTCAGTGGAGGTATGGACGGCGGTACTGCTACAGAGGGGTATAACTACTTCACTGGTACTGTCAATGCAGCGGTGAAGCTTCCGGCTTCCCCAAGCAATGGCGATGTTGTAATTATTAAAGCCGGTAACACTAGTGCTGGTCAAAATATCACAATTAACTGCCAAGGTTCACACAAGATCGACGAAGATGCTACTAACATTCACCTTGAGTCGCCATATGCTGCCGTTACACTCGTGTACGTGAAAGCTAACGACTGGAGACTTGTATAATCGTTTAACCAATTTTATTGGTTTCTCTTTTCTTTTGGGTGCCCCTCTTTGGGGGGCATCCTTTTTTTGTTACTACTTATTTACGGATAAACGATCTAATTATAAGAGGGATACAGTTTAATATGGCTTACAATGTCTTAAAGGGTCTTGTCGAGGGCTCTGTAGATCAATACGGCGATCAACAAATCGAAGGAGTAAAAGTATTCAAAAGCACAATAAGTGCAAGCGTGTTTTATGATACTGACGCAGAAAGTCCTTGTGCGACAATGAAAGATATAGGAATCACAAAAGTTATTGGTGGAAGAAAAGGTGCTATCTTGAGCTGCAATGGAGACTCAACAGCAACCGCAAATCACAACTTAGTGTATGATGGCGCGACATTGGACGTGCGCAATTTGGCTGCCACCAGTATAACGGGATCTGTTGGGGGGATTTGGGATGTCCCTGCAAATAAATTTTCTGAAGAGATCGCAGCCAATTTTATTAAGCATGGCTCCGGATTAAAAAACGTCGAGGGAAGCCTGCAGGTCAATCCCGGAGATGGGATAAAGGTAGAAGATGGGAATGTGGACATTAGCTTAAATTTAAGAAGTGGCCTGTCTATTAAATCTAATCAGCTTTACGTGGATCCCTCGAAAGCTCAGAACATAACCCATGGTGGCCAAAATTTAAGTGACCAAGATTTACTTTTGGTGGGAGATATTTCCAGAAACACCCTGCAAAATACTACATTAAGCAACCTATATCAAAACTACATTGATGTTAAGATTCCCAAAGCCGCCGGCGCAAAAAATCAAATTCAAATAAAAGGCGACAGTGGATTTTCTGCATCACCAAATTTAACGTTTGATGACACTAAAAATAAATTAAATATCGACGGTGCTGTCGTTGCGGACAGAATAACATCAGAAGGAGCCTTGAGGTGCCAGGGCGCAGTATATAAGAATATAGTGAAAGTATCGGAGGAATCATATGCGATTACCGAAGCAGACTATACTGTAATTTGTGACACGGTTAAAAACAAAATAACCATTAACTTACCGCCGGCATGCAACAACGAAGGGCGGGTGCTTGTAATTAAAAAGGCAAATACAAACAAATATAAAATTAATTCCTACCCAATCGAGATTGTGGCTAAAGAGTCGACGATCGACATAAAAGACTCTATGACAATCAAAATGAATTACGCATCTAGAACATTACAGTCTGATGGCGAAAATTGGTGGACAATAGGAATATCCGGAACCTAATAAGATATAAAGAACTATTTACGACGGAGGGGCAGTATAAATGGCCTATAATAAATCAAAGGGTAAACAGAAACACGGTGACGTAATCTATGAGGGAGACGCGGACACACAGATAGATTTCGAACAAAACGAGATCAAATTTAGAACAGGGGGAACCATTAGGGGTTCCTTCACTAATGGTGGCCTGTCAGTCACCGGCTCTTATATTACTGCAGGCGCAATTTCTGCATCTCTTGGGATCACTGGCTCAAGCTTTGAGTGTGACCGCGAGGTAGTCGCCGGCACACTCACCGCGAACGCCAGCAATCAAGCCGGCATTATCTCAGGATCTGGTACTGCTACTCTTTTCGGCCTTAATGTTGGCCAAGGCGCCTTTACTGTTAGCAATGAAGGCCTCCTATCGAGTTCCACAACCCCAACGCTTGTTGGATTAAATGTTGGCCAAGGAACCCTCACAGTCTCCAATCAAGGCCTCCTATCGAGTTCTGCAACCCCAACACTTGTTGGGCTAAATGTTGGCCAAGGTATGTTTACCGTAGCCAATAATGGCTTAGTGTCAGCTTCTGCCACTCCAACCCTCACTGGTCTTGACATCGGCGAAGGCGCTTTTACTGTTGGCAAAGAGGGAGCCATTAAAAGTTCCGGAAGCTTAAACGTTTCGGGCCACACAAGTTTGGGAATAACAGGTTCCCTCGTGCCGCTACACGTCAATGGTTCTACTCAGCAGATTTTAATTACTTCGCAATTGAACTCAGTCGTCGCAGGGACATCAATTGCACAAATAAATTTTGGATCGTCAGTTCTTTCTTCTAATTTCTATACCGGAGCTAAAATTGAAGCGCTTGGTGATTGTACTTGGGATCTGGCAAATAATTCCTCACCAACAAGACTCACTTTGAGCACGGTCCCCTCGGGTTCCGCTACGGCTCGTTCTAGACTTGCTATTAATAGCTCTGGAACAGTGGGAATAGGCGATAATTTCTATCCAACAACTAATGCATTGCTACATGTTTCCGCCAGCACTCAGGAACATAACCTATATGTAGCCGCCGGAAAAGTGGGAATCAACACAGCTACATTAACGAATGAGCTTACGGTTGTTGGTGTAATTTCTGGTTCTTCTGTCGCCACTCTTTTCGGTCTCGATGTTGGTCAAAGTGCTTTTACTGTTACCAATCAAGGCCTGCTTTCAAGCTCGGCAACCCCAACGCTTGTTGGACTAAATGTTGGTCAAGGTGTATTTACAGTTAGCAACGAAGGCGCTGTTGTGGGAACATCGCTCAACAACAGTAGCGGCGGAATTACCAATGCCGGCAGTATTGCCGGCGCCACCACCATGAGTGCCTCTAGTAATGTAAATGTTGGCGGCACGCTTAATGCTGCAAATAGTGGATTCATGGTTGACGCTGATGGCGATACGACTGTAAAATCACTTACTGCCGCGGCCGGCGACGTTAAAGGCATTGTGATTTCTGGCTCTTCTACTGCTACTCTTTATGGGCTCAATATCGGCCAAGGTGTCATGACTGTTAGTGCCGAAGGCGCTACTGCAACCAAGAACCTCACTGCTACTGGTGTAATTTCTGGATCAAGTACTGCTACGCTTTATGGTCTCAATGTTGGTCAAGGTACTCTGACTGTTTCCAATCAAGGCCTCTTATCGAGTTCCACAACCCCAACGCTTGTTGGTCTTAATGTTGGCCAGGGAGCCTTCACTATGGATAAAGAAGGCGTTGTTAATCAGCTAGTCTCTATTGGTGAAATATCCGGATCCGGCCATGGTGTCTTCGACACAGTATCAATCGGAAAGGATGTCTCCTCTGCAGCCGACAGAGGCGCCCTACATATTGAAGCACAACACGACGAATTGGTGTTTTTAGCTAGAAGCGCCACCCATTCGCTTATAATGGGAATTACAGGATCCGGCGCCGGCCAAGTCACAGTGGGTGGCGCGCATCTTGATGCCAAGTTTAATGTAACCGGCTCGGACATCGATAAATTAATTTCCCTCAAAAGCGACACCGTTAACCCCGCGTTCTATGTGAGCGGCAGTGGAGATCTTTTTATCTCGGGTAATGTTGGTATCGCAACACCTTCGCCCACAGCACCATTGGATGTTAATGGAAATGCTATTCGAATTAGGACCGCTAACACGCCAGCCAACGCTAGTGCTCTCGGTGCTCCCGGAGAGATTCGATGGGATTCAAACTACATTTATATTTGCGTTGCGACCGACACTTGGAAGAGAGTAGCTATTGGCACATGGTAGACATATCATTAAAAATGGATTTTCGAGTGTTTCTGCACTATTTACAATGAAAAACTGTTTTTATAGGAGTTTAATAAATGTCATCTCTATTAGAGCAAGCAATCGTGGACGCGAGCGCTCTTAAAGAAGCGGCCTTGAAAAATGCCGAAGCTTCCGTTATTGAAAAGTACTCTGACGAAGTAAAAAAGAACCTTGATCATATTTTAGAACAAGATGAATTGGGCCTAGGCGCCATGCCAGACATGGGCGCCCCAACTGCAGCACCAGATGCAGATGTTGATGTTCCTCTCGGCGCCGCCGAGGGAGAAGAGCTGTGTCCGTGTCCGGACGAAGGCGAAGAAACCGAAGTTGAAATTAATTTTGATGAACTGGCCGAGACGTTACGTGCCTTAAACGAAGAAGCGGCGGTTGTCTCGGAAGATGACGCCGAAGTCTCAGAAGAAGTAGTTGAAGAGGACGAAGAGCCAACAAGCGAAGCTAAGGTGGATTCTCTGGTCGATGCAATTATGGAAAAGCTCTCCGAAATGGAAGAGCCCATCGAGGAATCTGGTGGTGCCGAATTAGCAGGCTCAGCTGCAGCAACCATTGCTGACAAAGAAGATTTAGAATCCGAAGAAGGTCAAAGCAGCAGCGGAGATTCTGGCGATGATCCCGGCTCTTATGCCGGCGAGGAAGCCGAAGAGGGCCAAACTGAGGCCATCGACGCGCAATCTCTGGTAGATGCCGTTATGGAAAAACTTACAGTCGATACGGGGGCGGACCTGGCCGGATGGGCCGGCCGCTCAGCAGAAGACAAAAAACTTGCTATGGAGAAGGAATTGGCGCATCGCCGAAGCACTGATCTACAGCAAGAATTAGAAGATTTGAAACAAGCTCAAGAAGAATTGGTTTTCGAGAATAACCAACTCACTGAGAAAATTCAAAACTACGATAACGTAGTTGAGCAACTGAAGGAGACCGTCTATGACGTGAATCTTTCAAACGCTCGTTTGTTATACACGAACCGTGTTCTTCGGAACAACTCCTTGAATGAGCGACAAAAAGATAAAATTGTCGATGCAATTTCCAAAGCCGGCTCTGTAAACGAGGCGAAGACTATTTTTGATACTCTTCAAAGCACAGTGGAGTCGAAGCCTAAGCGACGACCAGAAACACTGGGCGAAGCAATCAGGAATCCATCTTCCGTCATTCGAGCTAGCAGAAAGGCGAGCGAAAAGCGCGCTGATCCAATAGCAGAAAGAATGAAAAAATTAGCAGGTATAATTTAATAACAAAAGGAGAAATTAAAAATGGCTGGTATTATCGATAGGTTAACCGAAGGTGTTGTTAACCGAGATATGCGCGCCGAGGGACACGCTCTTCTCTCTAAGTGGGAAAAGACTGGACTTCTTGAGGGTCTTAATTCGGATCGTCAAAAAGGTTCTATGGCACGCTTGCTTGAAAATCAAGCAAAAGAATTACTCCGCGAAAGCTCTAGTATGAGCGCTGGTGATGTTGAGGGCTTTGCAGCTGTCGCATTCCCCATCGTTCGTCGTGTTTTCGCAGGTCTGATCGCAAACGATCTCGTTAGCGTTCAGCCAATGAGCCTCCCAAGTGGACTCATCTTCTTCCTGGACTTTGTGTTCTCGCCCGATGCGGCTGGAGCTACTGAGGCCGGGGTGGGGCAAGCTGGTCGATTAGGGAACACTCGAAACAAGTCCATCTATGGTGGCGATAAGGTTGGTTCGGAGTTAACGGGCGGTCTTGATCTTCTTGGTGCACGCACCCAAGATCTTGCTGGTCCGCGTACTGCGGGCGCCCGTGGTTACGCATATGCTGCTGCAACAGGTTCTACAACCTCGCTCGACGGCGTATTTAAGACCGCTTTCTCTCTTACATCCTCAATGACTGAGGCTCAGAAGAAGCTTATTCTGTATGATCCGGACATTCTTGCCAAGATTACCTCTGGCGGAACCACCGCGACTCATGCAGTAGCTGTTTTTGCAGTTAGCGCTTCAGGCTTTAGTCAGCTGGACAGAGAGAACCTTGCTGCAATCACATGCAGTAACCCGAACACGGCGTTTTCCGCTAGTCTTCAGTCTACGGTTCCTCAGTTAATCCGTCGTCTTACGCGATTGGATCCTGATGCTGCCGACACCGCAAGCAACGCTCAGATTCTTATGACGTATGTTGGCTTGACTGGTTCTAGTACGGATGAAGTTAGATGCAGTTCTGGAAACGCTACCGGTCTCGCCGGTGCTGCCGCAGAAGAAATTGCAATTGACGATGCCATCACTTGTCAGTATCCACAACGGGACAACATTGCCCAGTCTGATACACTTGGTGCTGTTGTTGGTGGAAGCCCATGGGCCCTTGAAGGCGAAGAAGCAATCCCAGAGATCGACATCAAAGTTGACTCGATTGCTGTCACTGCGCTGACCAAGAAGCTCAAGGCTAAGTGGACTCCGGAGTTGGGTCAAGACCTCAACGCCTACCACAACCTTGATGCGGAAGTTGAGTTGACTAGCATCCTTTCGGAGCAGATTGCTCTTGAAATCGATCGCGAAATCATCGCTGACCTCATCAATGGTGCAACCGCTGGTACTTATTACTGGTCGCGTTCACCGGGTATGTTCCTAAACCGCACAACCGGTGCCGAAGTTGGTGCTAGCTCTGCTGCCCCCGACTTCACAGGTACTGTGTCTGAGTGGTATGAGACTCTCGTTGAGACAATCAATGATGTGTCCGCACAAATTCACCGCAAGACTCTTCGTGGTGGCGCTAACTTCATCGTCGTAGGACCTGAAGTCGCCAACATCCTTGAGTTCACCGCCGGGTATCGCGCATCAGTTACGGCTGATGACGAGACTGGTTCTGTCGGTGCCGTTAAGGTCGGTTCACTGAGCAAGAAGTTCGACGTCATTGTTGATCCGTACTTCCTTCGCAACGTGGTCCTTGTTGGCCGACGCGGATCCTCTTTCCTTGAAAGCGGATATGTGTATGCACCTTATGTGCCGCTACAAACTACACCCACAATCTTCGGACCGGAAGACTTCGTGCCCCGTAAGGGAGTCATGACTCGTTACGCGAAGAAGATGGTACGTCCTGATATGTATGGCGTGGTTGTCGTTCGCGGTATCTATGGCGAGTCTGGAGCTACTTCCTAATACATAAACATTTGATATGTAATGGGTACAAAAGCACGCTAAACGTGATACAGAAAGCCCCTGCTTCGAAAGAAGCAGGGGTCTTCTTATATGGAAAACTATTTATTTGCAAGGCAGAGGTTTATCCTTTGTCTTGTCCTATTGTGTTTTTAACATGATTATAAATGGAGGGTTTTAAACTATGGGAACAAAAAGAATAGGCTTGGCGAGAACTCAAGCTTTATTAGAGAATTTAAAAAGAGATCTTGACGTACGTACCTTCAAGAACTTGGAGACAAGAGAGCCTGCAGCTTCGGAGCAGGGACCACACAGTACGCGTGAATCGCCACAACCAGTGTCGTTTACATTTTTGTATAATTCAAGCTCTACGGGCGGCGGCGCAGCCGTGGAATTACAACTGTCGGGCGCGGATGGAAGTTCGCACAACGGCCTTCCGGTCGGCTTCGTTGCAACTCACGGCTTCGTTGAAGTTGTGACTGCACCTACAAGTACTGGCTCCGCAACTATTGCAATTGGTACTGCTGGAACTTCGAACGATCCAGATGGGTTTTTTACCGCCAGTGTGGTTGCCACGTTGCCTGTTAATAAGGTTATTCCTTTTAACGGCGCATTGATAACTAACGCTGCCATGCATGGCGCACAAGCTGCCACGCAAGGATACAGAGTTGTCACAACCGCTGATCCGGTCACACTGTCAATTGGAACTGCTATCTTAACTGCTGGTAAAATGTACATTCATATTCATGGATTTATGTCTAAAGGCTAATTTTCTCTTAATTCCAAAACTAAACCTCACCCCCTGTGGGTGGGGTTTTTCCATTTCAGGCAAAAAAATCAAATATGCCGATCTGCCAAATTTTTTTCGCCTACAATTTTTGAGATTTTCGTTTCTGTATTTTCAAACTACTTATTATGAACAACAAGGAGACCCACCATGGGCAAAAAACGTAGAATTATTTCCACCAACAAATTTAATGGAAAATATGTAAGCCATCCAGCAACCACAGCAAAGGTAGACACGGCATCTCAAGAAGATGCCACCACCGCAGTGAAGCCGGAAGCAGTAGCAATAAAACCAGAAGCAGTCGCGCCGACCACTGTGAAAAACGTAACAATGAAGGAAGTTAAAGCAGAAAAAACTTCAAATTCAACAGTTGCAAAAAAGACCACAAAAACAACAACCACAGCAAAAAGCAGCGCCCCTAAAACTCGGAAAACCAAAACCACATCAAACAAGTCCTGATAAAACGACATAAGACTTGGGCTTTGTGTTTTGGCAACTATTTATTTAGTAGGAGGATCTGTGCGTGCCAGCCAACTTACGACCTATATCGCAAACAAGTGCGGTAATACTTCCATCAACCGGAACATATACTGACGTAGCCAGTTCTGTGCCTTTTGGTATTTATACTGGATCTTCTGACTTTTTATCCGGCGCCACGGCTCAAGTAGGATACGTATATAGAAAATTGGGCGGCGATGTCGTTGATATCGAGATCACGACCGCAAATGTATATGCCGCTTACGAAGAGGCTGTGTTGGAATACTCCTATATTGTAAATCTATATCAGGGCAAAAATATTCTCTCAGATGCTCTCGGGGATACCACGGGAACATTTGATCACAAGGGAGACCTAACAGCAGGCCCTTCGAGCGCGAACTTGAGATTTGCTAAGTTTAAGCTTGCATATGCCAACAGAGTTGGCGACGGCTTGTCTACGATGGCCGGCCAAGGGGGCACCACTCCGTTCTATTCCGCATCGTTCGAAACCGAATCACAAAAACAAGATTACGATATTCAATCTATTATTGAAACCGCCTCGACCTCGGGCGTTGATGACGACGGGAAAGCCGTTGATTATGCCGGCAAAGTAAAAGACAATCGTGTTATAATCGATAAAGTCTTTTATAAGTCTCCGATTGCAATGTGGCGCTTCTATGGATATTACGGCGGCTTGGGCGCCGTTGGAAATTACTCAACTTACGGCCAATATGCTGATGATTCAACTTTTGAGGTGATCCCGACGTGGCAAAATAAGATGCAAGCGATTATGTATGAAGATTCGTTGTATACTAGAACGTCCCATTACTCGTATGAGATCATGAACAATAAAATAAGGTTATATCCAACCCCATCGAATCAGACGTTCTTCACGGGCCACCTTCGTAGAATTTGGGTAAGATTTAGAATCCAAACTGATGCGTGGGAATCGGATAACACCTATGACGACGGTACCGAGGGTGTAAATAACTTAAATACACTGCCCTTTGATAATGTGCCGTATGCCAATATTAACGCAATAGGAAAACAATGGATTAGAAAATTCAGTTTAGCTCTCTGTAAAGAGATGTTGGGCCAAATTAGAGGAAAATTTGCATCCATACCGATTCCTGGAGACAGTGTTACGCTTAATTTTGCGGATCTGCTCTCCCAGGCTAAAGAAGAACAGCAGCAGCTGAAAGACAAACTATCAGAAATGCTGGAAAGCACGGAGTACGCAGAACTGGCGAAAACAGATTCAGAAAAGGTTGCCGCGGCTGAAGAAACTTTACGTAGATCACCGCTAGCGATTTATGTGGGGTAATATAGATGGCATTTGATGATGAATGGTCGCGACCAAAAAACCCGCCTCCTCCGCTTTTCTTAGGAAAGAAAGAAAGAGACCTTGTAAAACAAGTAAACGATGAATTAATTGAAAAAATCATCGGTCAGCAAATTCTTTACTATCCCATTGATATAGATAGGACCAATTTTCATGATGTCTATGGAGAGTCAATCCAGAAAACATTTTTATCGCCTATAAGAGTGTATGTGTTGGTTGATTGGGATGAAAGCGCATCTACTTTCGGGTATGTTGAAGGCCTGCACGTTGACTTTAGTTCTCAGATTGTGGTCCATTTTCACAAAAGGCGTTTATCGGAGGATCAAAATCTCTACACAAGAGTGGGTGATTTCCTTTATTATGGTGATCAGTACTACGAAATCACAACTTTAAAGGAACCAAAGCCATTATTTGGCCAAGTTGATCAGTCTTTTGAGATCACCGCAGTATGTACTAGAGCAAGAGGAAGTTATTTCGATGCCAGCTAAAACTAATCCAAGAGATCAGCCTATAATGATCCCCAAATCGACTCTTGAAACGATCGATCGGGCCCTCTATGAGTGGGTCACAGAAAGCATGGAGATTTCTGCAACATATCCAGACGGCTGGAGGCAGGTGCCTGTTTTGTGGGCCGGCGCTGAAAGAACCTTTCAATCAAAAAATGATGTGAAGCTTAGAGACAGCAACGGAAACATTAATTTACCGGTTATGACTGTGGAAAGAACGTCAGTTAATAAAGAAAAAAAAGGGTCTTATTATAGCAATATTACCGCTGACACCAAAGGGGGCACGTCCAACGCGTTCGTTATAGCAAGAAAAATCAACCCATTGGAGACCACGAAATATTCAGCAGCTAAAAATAGCATTGAAAATACGAAATCCCCCTACTATATTCGAAGAAACAACAACAAGGTGGTTTATGAGACTTATACGATTCCACCCCCGATACATGTCAATGTTTTATATAAGATTCTCATAAAAGCACAGTATCAACAACAAATTAATGAGATCCTCACCCCGATTCTTAAGCACCCGGGCCAAATAAACAGCTTTATCATAGGAGAACAGCCACACAAGTATGAGGCGTTTATTTCGACAGAGTATGCCGCCAACAATAATATAACAAGTATGGGTGACGACGAGAAGATGTATGAAACCAGCATTGAGATCAGGGTGTTGGGCTATTTGCTAAACGATGACAAGAACTCAGAGTACTTAGAGGTTGAAAAAAAGCAATCAGTGGTTGAGGTTAGGATGCCTCGCGAAAGAATATTGATTGGAGACAAGCATCCCAATGAAGACGACGGAAGATTTTATAAAGAGTGAAGTGTCTTTTAGATTATATTGTAACTACTTAGATAGTGAGATTTACTGTTACGAAGGAGCCACAAAACCATGGCAGTTGAAAAATTCAAATTTTTATCCCCCGGCGTTTTCATCGCTGAAGTGGATGAATCAATTAGAGATACCCCCCGTCCTGCCGACGGCCCAATTATTATTGGTCGAACTGAGCACGGACCAGCGATGCGCCCAGTTAGCGTAGATAGCTGGGCCGATTGGACCACGTTTTTTGGAAACCCAATCGATGGAACCGGAAAACCCCCCAGCGAGGTTTCAAAAACCAAAACAGGCGGAAAAGTCGATGTTTGGAGATTGGGAAACTATCAAGGCCCCACATATGCGGCCTATGGCGCCGAATCATACTTGAAATCACAAGCTTCGCCGGCCACAACTGTTCGTCTTCTTGGGATGGCGCCATCTAATGCGTCCACTGACGCTGCAAAGGCCGGCTGGTACACTCAAACAACCGGTACAGCGGCCTCAAACCCTGGCGGCCTTCTGAGCAACAACGGTGGTGCTTGGGGTCTGTTTGTATTCAACTCGTCGTCTCAACCTCCTACTGCTTCTGGTGAACATACCATCAGCGGTACCCTTGGCGCCGTATTCTATCTTTCAGAAGGAACGGTTCTTCTTAGTGGAAGCGCCATGGGGAACAATGCATACGGAACAGTGGTTACAGCAAGCAACTATATGCTTATCAGTTCTTTGGCGACAGCCGATGTTACTGGTGTCGAGGCAAACTCTTTCAAGCTGGTTTTCAATGATCGCGACAATACAACATATAAAACAGCGATAGTTGACTTTAGTAGAGCTTCGGACAACTATATTCGCGAATCTCTAAACGTTGATCCGATTTCATGCAATGGATCATTAAATTCTTCCACCAATACACAAAAGTATTGGCTTGGCGAGACTTTTGAAGAAAGTGTTTCGACAACCACCGGCGATTCGGTCGCCGGCGCCCAATTTGGCGTAATCATGTGTCTTTCTTCCGGAAGCACCGCCGCCTCGGCCGAAGGGAACCACAGGATGCAGTCTGATTTCCAATATGCGAAAACCGGTTGGATTTTCTCTCAGGATCTTGATGGCGATACTTCCACGTTTGATCCGGCGAATTCTTCAAGATGCGAAAGGCTTTTCAGGCTTTGTGCAACTGACGCCGGCGAACATATTCAGAAGAACATTAAGGTTTCTATCTCAAGCATTACGGCACCCACATACACCGGTGGCTATCCAACTTTTGATGTCGAAGTTAGAACAATTGGAAGTTTGGATTCAAAATTGTCCACAACCGGTCGCCTCGAGTACTTCCAAGGCTGCAACCTAGACAGGAACTCGAACAAGTTTGTTGGAAGAGTAATCGGAGACTATTATTACGCATATGATAAGTCAAACGAGCTTTTGGTGAGATACGGCGAAAATCCGAATCGCTCAAGATTTATTCGCGTAGAAATGTACTCCGACGCAACTCCTGTCAATAAGGGCGCCGTACCATTTGGTTATGAAGGGCCAATTCGCCCGAAGAGCTTTGCATGCCTTAGCGGTTCTAGGGACTATTATTCACAAGGCCTTGCCAACAAGGCAACACTAGTGACGAGTTCTGCTCACGTAGATACAATTGTACAAAGACCTATCCGATTTGGGTGGGCTTGGAAGGGCCTCACCTCTTCTGCTGCTATTACGCACGGTGATGTTGTCGCCGCTCAAGCGGTGTGCTTCACTGCCTCGGTTGTCTATCCAGCAACAAGATTGCGCGCAGCCAACTCTGATTCCGGCGATAATCTCTCGCAAGTCAAGGGAACTTATTTCGGTTTCAGTGCCACCAAGGCTGGAGGCTCCACACTTGATGCCGGCGTGGGCGACATGCTACGCCCAGTGCCGTTTGGCCTGCAATCAGATTCGTTCTCTGTGTCCTCTGTCAGTGAGATTAGTCACTACTTCACGCTTGACGATGTGAAGGGAGAAGGAACTGAGACGGCAAACTATGTATCTGGTTCCAGAAAGGCTGGTACTTCTGTGACGGCGAGAAGCGGCTCTTGGCAGGCTATTATTAACAATCATGCCAAGAACTTCTCACTTCCCCTTTACGGCGGATTTGACGGACTCAGAATCACCGAGAAAGAGCCATTTAACAACTCTGATCTTTCTAGTACGACCAAGACAAGCTACTATGCAAATTACACTCTTCGTACTGCTCTGAAAGTAGTAGAAGATGAGGAAGTCGTCGAGGGCAACATCGTGACAATCCCAGGGATCACAGAAACAACGATTACCGACGAAGTAATCAATCTTGCTGAAAAGCGCCAAGATCTTCTCGGAATCATTGATATTGAAGGCGGATACACGCCATCGACAGAAAATTCAAACAGCAGGTCGTCACGCACACCTAAGAGCGTGGCCACTGCAGTCAGCAACATCAAGAGTCGTCAGCTTGACTCATCGTTCGCGTGTACCTACTATCCTTGGGTCCACATCCGCGACACAAGAACAAATGCAACTGTTTACTTACCGCCGTCTGTTGTCGGCCTAGGTACCATGGGTGCATCTGATTCAGCAACTGACGCAGTTTGGTTCGCACCAGCAGGGTTCAACCGCGGCGGAATTAGCGGTGGCCAAATCAACCTTAAAGTTGGCGGGGTTACGCAACAACTCAATAGAGATGCTCGCGACGATCTTTACGAAGTCGATATTAACCCAATAGCCAACTTTACCCAAGAAGGAATCGTGGTCTTTGGTCAGAAGACGCTTCTTGCGGATCCATCCGCACTCGACAGAGTTAATGTTAGAAGAATGTTGATTTACGTCAAGAAGCAAGTTAGATTAATTGCAAACGGCATTCTGTTCGAGCAAAATGTCCAAGATACTTGGAACAAGTTCAAGAACGAAACGAACACATTCTTGCAGAGCGTTCAAACGCGATTTGGTATTTCAGAATATTTGGTGAAGCTCGATAACACCACAACAACAGCCGATCTAATTGATCAAAACGTATTGTATGCTAAAGTTTACATTAAGCCCGCCCGAGCAATCGAGTTTATTGCACTTGACTTTATTATTACAAAAACTGATGCAGATTTTTCAACATACTAATAGTTAATAGAGGGAGATAACGAAAAATGTCATTCTGGACAGAAGAATATAAAAACGAGCCTAAAAGAAATTATAGGTTTAAGGTACAGTTCACCGGCTTAGAGGACGCAGGTGCAGGCGGGTCTATTGTTTGGTGGGCAAAAAAGGTTACCAAACCGGCCTTTACGGTTGGCGAATCGACCCACAAGATGCTAAATCACACTTTTCATTTTCCCTCAACCGTGACGTGGGAAACCGTGACACTCACTTTGGTTGATCCGCAAACTCCAAGCACAACTAACTTGATGATGACCCTCCTGGAATCAGCTGGATATCAGTTGCCAGACAAAGAGGTTTCCGTTGGTACCGTCTCCAAATCACTTATGGGTGTAGCACTCGGAACCATAAACATCATTCACTTGGATGCCGAATCGAACGCTATAGAGACTTGGACTCTCAAGAACGTCTTCATTAAGTCAGTTAAATTTTCAGATTTAGATTATGATTCTGAAGATCTTTCAACTTGTGATTTGGAACTTAGATATGACTGGGCCATACTGTCCTCTGAAGACGGCGGCACCGCCCACGAGCACGCCGGCACCACCAAGCCGACAAGCCACGCCACTGGCGAATGGACCTGGGGCTCATCTTCGCCCGATGATCCCACCCCGGACTGAACGTAGAAACATGAGACCCACGGCACCGGCTAATTTTATAAAAAAGACAAAACGCGAGGTAAAAATTGTCAGTTAGAAACAACGAAGACAGAACAGCTTCTGTCGCAAGCGCAAACTCCCCAGCGCCAACTCAAGGGGAAGGGGGCCTACTTTCATTCGTAAATCCAACGGAATTAGTAGAACTCCCATCGAAAGGAATGCTTTATCCCGATAATCACCCGCTCTATAAAGCGGAGTCAATAGAGATAAGACAAATGACAACGAAAGAAGAGGAGATTCTTACATCTCAGACTCTTTTGAAAAAGGGCGTGGCGTTAGATCGTCTTTTAACGAGTTTAATGCTCGATAAGACCATCGATCCCGGCACACTCTTGGTTGGCGATAAAAACGCCATGCTTATCCAAGCAAGAAAAACAGGATATGGTCCAGATTACAAGACTCAGCTTACTTGCCCAAGTTGCGGCGCCCAAGAGACGTTAGATTATGATCTCAATGAGTGTCAAATCTACGAGGGCGGAACGAACGACGATACGCTAAAAGAACTCGGAGCCCTCTCGACAGATAGGCTTACATTTAGGGTTACACTTCCAATGACAAAAGTTGAAGCAGAAGTAAGATTGATGTACGGCTATGACGAAGCCGAGATCGTCCGAAAACAGCGAAGCAAGGTAAGAAACAAAGATCTTAATTCAGCTATGACGGACAACCTAAAGCGTATTGTGATCGCTTTAAACGGAATTGAAGAACGAACCCAAGTTGAGACGTTCTTAGAGAAAATGCCTGCTGCAGACGCCCGCTATTTAAGAAGGGCAGTGGCGCAGCTTACACCAACAACCAAAATGATGTTGGACTTCGATTGCTCATCGTGCAGCCACAGTGATGAATTGGAGGTGCCAATTACGGCGAACTTTTTTTGGCCTGACATCTGAATATCTTGAGCAGATATATGAGCAATTCTTTTTCTTAAAATACCATGGCGGCTGGAGCTTTATGGAGTCATACAACCTCCCGGTGGGCCTTAGATCGTGGTTTGTTAAAAGATTAATTAAACAACTTAAAGACGAAAAAGAACAAATGGACAAAGCGTCCAAAAGATAGTATTTATTAAGACCGTAAGAAATTACGGTCTTTTTTATTGTGAACTAATTACTATGTTAGTATTTTAAAGAGGGTACTTTTTATGTCCACAGATGACGATACCGGCGGCACCGGAGGCGAAAGCACCGAGGATCTAAATGCGAAGGTCCAAGCCGGCAAAGATTTATACGAAACATACCAAAAACTCATCGAGCAGAAAAAGCACCTCAAAGATGACGCTAAGATACTCAAATCACTAAATGAGGATCTAGCTGCAGCAGAAAAGGCTCTCACTGCAGCGATTAAAGAGTCTGGCGATGCAATGTCGGTCCATGCTCAGATGGCCCGCGATGAAGTTGACGCCATTAAGGGCGCCATCGAACAGGTTGGGGCTTATAAGAAGGCGAACGAGGAATTAAAGGATTCGTACATCGACCAAGCCTCCGCAGTAGGGGTTTTGAGCAGCTCTATGGCAGCATTGGGCGGCAATTTGCCAGTGCTTGGAAAAGCCATGGGATCATTGGCCAGTGTCGCCGACGGTACATACGCGACCTTTGATAAATTTAAGAAAAAACAAGAAGAAATAAAGAAGCTACAAGAAGACGGCATTATCAGCCCACAAGAGCTTAAAAAATTAGAAAAGATGAACATGCTTCTAGCAGGTATAGGCGCATCACAAGCAGGCCTTGCTCCACTCGCCGGCGCATTTGATAGTATTCTTAGCCAAACAATTAAACTCGCAGTCGACGAAATGGACGCCGAAAAAAATCTCCAGAAGCTTTATCACACGGGCGAAGACGTTGCAAAGGCTTTTTCAGAGATAGAAGAAACATCTGTTGGTACTCTTGGCTCATTAACTGAAATTGGCATAGAAACAGGGAAATTATATTCGACTTTTGAAGACTTGCGCGGTGAATTTTTACTAGTCCGCAACGAAGACGGCGAGATGAACAAAGAACTTATTGCCTCTGCCGCTATTTTGGAAAGAGTGGGAATAGCAGCTAAAGACACTGGCGCTGCAGCAAACACGTTAATGCGTGTTTTTAAGGAAAAAGAAAAAGATGTCGCAAATTTTGCTGCTGGGCTGAATGAAATAGGTGTTCAAGCCGGCTTGGGCCCCGGAGAACTGGTGACCACTTTTAATGAACTATCTCCCCAGTTACTAAAAATAACCGGAGGAACAAGCAATCTGACGCAAACAATGAACGACTTGGCCTATATGTCACGGCAAACCGGCATTGAAATTAGCAGAATAGTTGACTTTGCTTCAGGGTTTGATACTTTTGAAGGCGCCGCAGATCAAGTAGGCAAGCTTAATGCAATTCTAGGCGGC